AGTTTAAACTTATTGAAATTAAAGATAAGCATCCTTGGTGGGAAGCCGAATTAAAAAATGGCAAACTTAAAGCAAAATGTGATGCGGCAATTCAATACAGTAGGAAAAATAATTATTTAGATTTTGAAATGGTTTTTACTGAAGACTTGGGTGTATTTAAGAAGAAATTATGCAAACAAAAAAAATAAAAAATATAAATGAATGGCAGGTACTAACTGCTAATGGATGGAAGAACTTCGGCGGAATACAAAAATCTGAAAATTCCCCCATACTACAGACGATAACATTTGAAGATGATACCTATCTAAAATGCACACCAGGTCATCCAATAAAAATTTCAAATACATTCATAGAAGCATCTGATTTATTAGTCGGGGATATTATATCAAATAAAAAAATAAAATCTATAAATTTTGAACGTGGTAATTTTGATGTATATGATTTAATTGACGTTGATGGAGAAGAGTATTTAGTTAATAATATCAACGTTCATAATTGCGCATTTATTGAAAACGTCGATGACATATGGGCATCTGCACAGCAAACTCTTGCCACTGGTGGTCGAGCAATCATATTGAGTACTCCAAATGGTGTGGGGGGATTTTTTCATAAAACGTGGATTGACGCAGAACAAAATTTAAACGGATTTAATACAATCAAATTGGATTGGAGAGTTCATCCTGAACGTGACCAAGCATGGCGAGATAAACAAGATGAAATTCTTGGACCCAAATTGGCCGCACAAGAATGCGACGCAAGCTTTGTAAGTTCTGGTAACAGCGTAGTTCCACCCGATATTCTTGATTGGTATGACAAAACCATGACCATGGAACCTATTGAAAAACGAGGCATCGACAGTTCATATTGGATTTGGCAATATCCTGACTATAGTAAATCTTATGTGGTTAGTGCTGACGTAGCTCGTGGAGACGGCGGAGATTACAGTGCGCTGCAAGTCATTGATGTGGATACACTAGAACAAGTTGCCGAATACAAAGGCAAAATTGGAACCAAAGAGTTTGGAAACTTTTGTGTAACCGTCGCAACCGAATACAATAATGCACTGCTGGTCATTGAAAATGCCAACGTGGGATGGGCTGTATTGCAAGAAGCCATCGACCGAGACTATCAAAATTTATTTTATAGTTCTAAAGATTTGGCAATTGTGGATAGTAGCGTATCCATCGTAAAACGAATGGATTTAAAAGAAAAGAGTCAACTTACAGCAGGATTTACTACTACGCAACGAACCAAACCTCTCATCATTAGCAAAATGGATACTTATTTGCGAGGAAAAGAAGTGACGCTTCGCAGTAAACGTCTCATTCAAGAGTTGTTTACTTATATTTATAATGGCTCAAGAACCGAAGCCATGACAGGATACAATGATGACTTGGTAATGGCGTATGCAATCGCCATGTGGGTTCGTGATACTGCAATTCGACTTCGGCAAGAAGGAATTGAGATACAAAAAGCAACATTGGCGGGGGTGAACAAAGTTTCACCAGTAATAATGCCAAATGCCCCAAAAAATAATCCATGGGATTGGAGCGTTGGCAAACAAAAAGAAGATTTAACTTGGTTATTGTGATATTTATATAAAAAGAGGTGTATATGGCTAATACAGGACTGTTTAATAGATTACAACGTTTATTTTCGTCTGATGTTATTGTAAGAAACATTGGAGGAAAGAAACTTAAAGTTGCCGACACCGCACATATTCAAAGTATGGGTGGATTGGAAACCAACTTTCTTATTGACCGTTTTACAAAAATACATAGTGCATTTCGTCCATTGGGTGGACAGAGTGGATACGGTGGAACTGGATTTGGTCGTGGCATAGCTGGACCCTATCTTGCATCTCGAATGGAACTTCTCAGTGATTATGATAGTATGGATACTGACCCCATCATTGCAAGTGCGCTCGACATTTATGCGGATGAATGTACTGTTCGTAGTGAGCATGGATACTGCTTAACCATCAAATCAGACAATGAGCGAGTCACCAGCGTTCTTAAAAATCTTTTTTATGACATTCTCAACATTGAATTCAACCTGTGGTCGTGGGTTAGAGGAATGTCTAAATATGGAGACTTTTTCTTAAAATTAGACATTTCAGAAAAATATGGAATTGTAAATGTTCATCCTATTTCATGTTTTGAAGTTTTACGTGAAGAAGGCATGGACCCCATGAATCCCAACAGTGTGCAATTTAGAGTTCAAAATGCGGCATACATTCAATCAAGAGTTGGACCCAATGCACCAGTTTATCAAAACTATGAAATTGCGCATTTTAGATTGCTGGGCGACTCAAACTTTTTACCTTATGGTCGCTCAACTATAGAACCAGCACGCAAACTTTGGAAGCAGCTTACGCTCATGGAAGATGCCATGTTGATTCATCGCATCATGAGAGCACCTGAAAAAAGAATTTTTAAGATTGACATTGGTAACATTCCGCCGGCACAGGTTGATGAATATATGCGTCAAATCATGGACCGAATGAAAAAGGCTCCATATGTAAATCCCTCTACTGGAGACTATAATCTCAAATACAACATGATGAACATCACCGAAGATTTTTATCTTCCCACAAGGTCAGGCGACACTACAACAACCATTGATACACTTAAAGGATTGGAATTCAATGCTATCGAAGACATTGAATATCTCAAAGGCAAGCTTCTTAGTGCACTCAAAGTTCCCAAAGCATTTTTGGGTTTTGATGAAAAGCTGGGTGGTAAGGCTACATTGGCTGCAGAAGATGTTCGTTTTGCACGAACCATTGAACGAATTCAAAGAATTATCGAGAGTGAATTGTATAAAATGGCAATTGTGCACTTATATTCTCAAGGATTTGAAGATAAAGATTTGGTTGATTTTAGTCTTCAATTAACCAATCCGTCTACCATTTATGAACAAGAAAAATTAGCAATTATCGAACAGCGATTAAAAATTGCCAACGACCTTAAAGATTTGAACATTCTATCAACTGATTATGTTTACAAAGAATTGTTCAATATGAGTGAAGAAGATATGAATGAGCAACGTGAAAAACTTGCAGATGACATGCGGCGACGATTCAAATATAAGCAAATGGAAGAAGAGGGTAATGACCCCGAAAAAACAGGTCGTAGCTTTGGAACACCTCATGACTTGGCATCCATGAATATTATGGGTCGTGAATATAGTGTTAAAAACAATGAAAAAATGGTCAAACCTCAAGATAGCGACGGAAAACCTATTGATTTTGGAGCAACTAACATTAGACGGAACGAAAAGGGAGGGTTTGATAGCTTGGGTATGACATATGGACAAGATGAACATCCACGAGGAAGAGACCCGTTGGGGCAAGATACCTATTTTAATACAGTAGCAAATGCAAATTTAAAACCATCGGTGAAACCCAATTATTCAAATCGTAGTCCATTTCCCATGGAAAGTTTTAATACATTGCTATCAGAATTAAAAAATATAAAAACAAAAGAAATTATTACTGAAAGCTTGAGTTCTGAAAAGGAAAAAATAGAACCAAAGATGCTTGATGAAAGTAATTTAATTGTGTAAAAATGTGTATAAATTGGTTTGAATTTTATATTTATTTATGATGAAATTTCATAATACGGAGACGTTTGATGCTAAAACATAGCAAAATTAAAAATCCAATGATAGTATTTGAACTATTATTGAGAAAATTAACCAGCGATACAATCAATGGTGTTGAAAAATCGCCAGCGTTGACTATCATTAAAGAATTTTTTAACAAAAAAACTTCTATTGGTAGAGAATATGAGTTGTATCAAACGCTTTTGCGAAATAAATTTTCCACTGAGGCACGGGCAACAACATTACTTGAGCAAGTTCTTCAATTAAGAAAAACTCTTAATGAGCGTCAGCTTCGTAGAGAAAAATATGAAATCATCAAAAAAATTAAAGAAAACTATAACTTAGACCAATTTTTTAATACAAAGTTAGATAACTATAAATTATACGCTAGCATCTATAAATTGTTCGAAAGTGATAATACAGCCAATCCCGAACAAATTGTTAAAGAAAAATTTACAATTGTAGAACACATAATTTCAAACAAAGCAGTTCAAAAAAATGCAGAAACCATTTTAGAGCAATTTGAAACAGAACATAAAGATATTAGATTGATTGCGTATAAATTTTTAGTAGACAAATTCAATAAAAAGTATAGTTCGCAACTTGATGAAAAGCAAAAACAAATTCTCAAAGAGTATATTTACAATGCATCAAATAACCGTAGGCTGTTGGAATATGTTAAGCAGCAAATTCCCTATCTGCAAAAAGAATTAAAAAAATACTCTTCGAGTGTGGATGACAAAGTAACACAAATTAAATTACATGAAACAGTTTCATTACTTGATAAGTTTAATTCTATCAAATTTATAAAAGATGAGCATGTTCTCAATCTATTACGCTATTATGAATTGCTAAAAGAATTTAAAGGAATGAAACATGAGTAATAAAAATCAAATTCGACAATTGATTCGCACCATGATTATAAAAGAATTCAATACTACAGCAAGTAGTGGTGCTATTGGAACTCCGCCGGATATTATTCAAACACCTCGTGCATTTAAAAAGAAAATGGGTAAAAATCCTGGTGCAATTTTTGGAATGAAGCCCGTCAAAAAGAAATTAAAAGAACATTTATTTGAAGATGTGATTAACAAAGTAGCCTTTGATATCAAACTGAGTGACCAAGCAAAAGAATTGATGGATTACATTCATGCCAATGAAAAGTTTGAAGATGATTTGCAAGACATCAATACACTATTTCAACGCATGCAAGATGATGGTGTATTTACTAAAGAAGAAGCATTTAAAGTGTATCAAGAATTTGTGGAACGCGCAGCGCGTGAATACATGAAAGAACAGCAGCCCAACGTTCCTTTGGAAAATTATTTTTTAAGAAAAGATTTGCTTGATGTAATTTATTATCATTTGAGTAAAATGGAAACTCCCATGAGTGGAAATCAAAGTGATAACATTGATGTTGCACCAGAAACAGGAGCCGCACCAGAAGCAGGTACTCCAGCACCAGAAGCTGGGGCTGCACCCGAAGCGGGAACTCCTGAAGCTGGTGCTGCTCCTGCTGCACCCGAAGCTGGCGCAGAGCCTGAAGCTGGTGCGGCACCTGAAGGTGAAGAGGCACCCGAAGGAGCACCAAAACCCGAAGAAATTACAGAAATAAAAATGATGGTTAATGAATTACTAAATGAAATATCTACGGACGGTCAAATGAAAGTTGAAAAAATGTTGGATGCCAGGGATGATTTAACCAACTTGATTAAAAAATATACAAACAACAAAGAACTTCAAATAATTTTAGTAAAAGCACGTAGGGCATTGGAAGACAAAATTGATGAACTTTATCAGGATGAGGAAAAATAAATGACAAAAACACTATTAGTTGATACTATACTATTTGAAGTGTCACCAGAACTTGTTAAAGAAAGCATGACATCGGGCGGACCATTGGTTGTGACTGGAATACTTCAGCGCGCCAATGCAAAAAATCAAAATGGCAGAGTCTATCCTTCAGAAATTTTGATGCGTGAATCAAAAAAATATGCAGATGTGCAAATCAAAGAAAGACGTGCATTGGGTGAGCTAGACCACCCAGAAAGCTCAATTGTAAATTTGAACAACGTAAGTCACAATGTTAAAAAAATGTGGTGGGATAGTAATAATCTTTGCGGAGAAATAGAAATTCTTTCAACGCCAGCTGGCAACATTTTAAAGGCATTGTTTTCCGCTGGTATTAAACTTGGTATCAGCTCACGAGGATTGGGCAGTGTTAAAATGGATGAAAACAACAACAATGTGGTGCAAGAAGATTTTGAACTTATTGCTTTTGATTTTGTTTCAAACCCAAGCACACAAGGTGCATTTATGTATCCTGGAAGTCTCAATGAAAGTGTTGACCCAGTTTTACAGAAGCAGATTAACAAATATGCACGAATCAATAAAATTATTACGGAAATTTTAACTGGAGAGTAACATGAAATTAAATATACTAAAAGAAAGTTTCGAAAATTTTTTAGGAGTAAGCAGTCAAAACGCATTCGGACCACAACCTGTAAAAGAAGTTGGTGCAACGGCAAATGAAAAAACACGTCAAAAATACACAGTATACGTAACAAAAGATTTTAAATATCAATCATATGCAAAAACAAAATCTGTTATAAAAAAAGGTACAATATTGTATCAAGGATTTAGGTACCCTCCAC